TTAAGGTAATTAATTGTGTTGTCTTGTTGCTTTTTTAATGTTTCATTTTCCGAACATTGCTGAAACAAAAGAAATCCCAACACACAAACTAAAATAATAAGTATTGCTGACCTTACCACCTTGCACGTGTTCCTCTTATGTCGTAATGTACAAACGTGTTATAAAGACCTAAACCGCCCTGTAAAATATCTCCGTTGGAAATTAATTCTTCAATAACCGCATGTAGTTCTTTTGGTGTCATTCCGTTAACTCTTAAATCTGATGCTTTGCCTAAGCAATGTTGGCTTGTTCCGCTTCTACCTTGTTTCTTTTCCCACCACTTAGGTCGATAAGAAATATTTATAATTAAAGGTTTTCCAATTTTATTACGTATTGCTTCTAATTGATTGGCGAGTTTCTGGATTGTTGGAAGTAAAACATCTTTTTCCTTTTCGAAAGACTCCCAAACCTTTGGCTGATATTCTTCGTAAAATCTTGAATTGATAAATTCTTCTAGTCTGAAATGTTCTGTTAATTGCATAATATTTAATCTATTGGTGTGTCTCTGTATTTATAACATTCTAACAACTGCTCGACAAGTTCTTCCTTGTCTTTTATCAGTTTATAAATTTGCTCTAACAACAACTCATTGTGTCGGTGTAATATGTAGTATAAGGATAAACAAAAACAAACCATTAAAGTCAAACTAACCCCATTATCCAAAATGAGGTTTACAACTCTAGTTTTGATATCTTCCGTTTCCACTATTTTGCAACTTTCATGTTAGACCTTTCGCTCCTTTTATTGTCATTTTCCCACTCTTTCATGTCGAGTTCTTCCTCAAGTTGTTTGTTCTTTAATTTCTTTTCGTGCCTTTCTAATTTATTCATATGGAATTTATGCACTCCATTAACGACATAATAAAAGATTCCTGCTACTGCCATAACAATTTTAATTTGGCTATCAATTGCGCTGAATGTATCATCCAAAGTAGATGTATCACTTGAAACTAAATCAATAAAATTAACACCGATAAAAACTGCGAAAGTCGTGTCTAAAAATCTAAAGAGGTATTTAATTGTTGCCATTTTTCCACTTATGTTTTTTGTAAAGTTCGTAAAATATTACAATACAGAAAGCGATAAAAACTTTTGAAACTCCAAACCCTTGTTTTGCAAAAATTAGAAGATGAAAAAAATCTAAGACGCATATCCATAATATAAAGTTAGTTAATCTCTTATCAATCCCTTTGTTAAAATGTAGGCAGAAGGCTAAAATTAAGAAGTTTATAGTATTTGTATAAAACAACGCAACAAAATCAAGTCTTGTTGTAAAACCTCTTGCATGAGTCAAAGACAAAAACATTCTTTCCTCAGTGCCGAAATACAACTTAGGGACTAATCCTATAAAATAGGACAACGAAAGCAAAATGTTTTTAATATTATTTTTTAGCCTTTTCGTCATCATCTTTTGGTAATTCTCCACCTACACTAAAATTTGATTTCGGTTTTGGTTTTTCGTCATCCGTTGGAGGTAATTGCCCTCCAATACCAAATGCTCGCATTAGAGATTTAAAACCCTCTGGATTCATCGACCAAAGGCAGATTAAAAAAATTACTATTGTTACTAATACTCCTAAAATAAAACTAATCATAATTTAAAATTTACTTGTTATTTATATTGAAATTCCATCTTGTTCTACAATCACAACATTATTTTCTTTTACTCTTAACCACAAATATTTATTAAGTCCTGTTACTTTAACGCCTATAAAAACTCTGTACCCTTTTGGATTAACTTGTACGACATCGTTTTCAGTCTTGACTAGTGTAAAAGTATTTGTTGATTCATCGATTAACACGTCTCCAGAATCCGCTCCTGTGCCTGTGCCATCTTTTAAATATTTAACCAAATAAGTATTTTCTGGCTCTGTTACCTTGTTTTTAAAACATATTAAAACTTCCTCGATATCTGAATAATCCTTGTTGTAAATCTCTAAAGGATTATCTGGAAATGTTATAGGAAGTAAACAAGGCTCTGATGGGTAAATTATTACTGACATTTTGTATCTCCTTTTATGTTGTTAATCTTTTTTAATATTCCTTTTAAAGCGTCAATTTTTTGAACTTTACCTTGTAGATGATTTGTAATATTCACAATCCCCACAAGTGTTTTATGTTTTGCAATTACTCCACTTAAAACTTGTATCTTTTGCAATTGTCCGTTTAATGGGTTTCGGATAATGTAATTTATATTTCCGCCCTCGCCTGTAATAGAACAAAAATGTTCCGATGCAGTTGCACAACTTCCAATATCTGATAAAGATATTAATTTTTCAAATGCTTTCATGGGCAAATTTCTTTATTCCAAACTCCATCAATAATATCGGTTTTGTCTTGTTCCGTTATTGCTGAAACTCCTCCACTATCATAACCAACTGCCAAAACAGGCTCGGAGTATCTTACTCTCGGCTCAACACCTCCATTTGTTGTAAATGGGTCACCGCCCTCATTTTGCGGAATCAAAAAACCTTGTACAAAAGTTTTAATATAAGGCGTTCCATTGCTTGCCATCCTTATCTTCCAATCATTGATAAAAAACAAATATACAGGCACTCTTGGCAAGTCTGCAAGAGTATTGAAAGCAGGCAACCAATCATTGTTTTGATTATGTGCATTTGCAAACTGCGAATACAAGACTTGGACATCTTCCGTTGGAGAATCATCCAAGTCTATAATTTTATTTACGCCATCAATACTTGTTATCATTATGCAAAATCTTCGTGAGCAGTATCATCTTGAGCAACTAAGTTAAAAGATAATCCTGTTGAGTTAGTTATCAATCCCTCAAATTTTTGGAATTTAGCAAAGGCAGGATTAATTCCAACTAAAACAACTTCTCTGTCTGTTCCTGCTGAAAATCCCGCTTGGTCATTTTGTGAATAAGCAAAGTCAAACGGAATATTAATATTTGTAATATTTCCTGTTATTGGTGTTCCGCTTGCATCTTCAACAATTACTTGTCCTGCGCCTGTACCATAAGGACTACCAATAGGAGGGTTTTTATAAAATAAAGTGTAAGTTCCGTTTCCGCCTGTTGTTAGGTTAGAAGTAAATCCTAAACCACCTCCTGCAATGGATGGAAATACAATGTTTGCTTGCCCTGTGGTGTCTGTTAGTTTAAGTTGTGCTTGTGAACTAACTGCTAGATTTGTAAAATAAACCCCTTGTGCGCCTATGTAATCCGAGCCATTAAATGACCCGAACAAGTCTGCAATTTTTCCAATCTCGCCACTTCCATTTGAATCAATATCTGTATCTTGTCTAAGTAGATATTGTGCGAATGTGTGCGCTTGTTCAATTGTAGCACCATTAGCGTCAATAATTCTATTAAAAGGATAATCAGTTCCACCTATATCAATTTGTTGGTCTACTGCAAATCTTGTGTAAGACATTCCTGTATACAAAGGGAGTGTTTCAACCTCATTATCCGTTGCAGTTATATTGTCATCAACACGATTATTTAATAAAAATCGTGCAATATCTCCACCAAGAGTTGAGCCTGTGTCATCAAGTATAGATTGTGTGTACAATTGCCCTTGCTCTCTTACATATAAAGTTGGGTTTCCATTTCTAAAATCTGAAACACCATCTTCAAATATTGTAATTGGCACATTTGGTTGGTCTGTAAAAGGAAAATCAATCGGTGCTTCGCCATCATCTATTGTGTAATATGGTTGTGCGCCACTATTTATATTTCCTAATCCTGTAAAGCAAGACCTTACTTCTGTCAATGTTCCGCTATTATCGTACTGCTCAAACCCTCCATTTCTTAAGTAAGATATAGTTGTTTCATTTTTAGGTTTCCATCCGTTAAAATCCCCAGAATCATCTTGCCCGAAAATATAATTTCCTGCTTTTACATTCCCTGCTCTCATTGGTAAAGGAGAATCTTGATAAGTTGAAGTATTCCAAGCGTTGACTAATCTTGAGTAAACTGCTTGTAAGTTTACACCATCTTTTGCAACTAAATTCCCTGTTGCAACTAGTTCCCATTCTCTTGCCGATTCGTCTATTAATAACTCTGTTCCGATATTAAGTTGACTTGCGCTTTCTATTAATGCCATAATTAAGGTGTATAAGTATTATCTATTGTTTGTGATACGTTTATTGACTGATTTCCTCCTGTGGTTATCCCTTTTGATTTGGATTGCTTAAATCCAATTTTGTAAAACTCTATGTTTACAATTGGAGGTGCTGAAGTATAATTCCATGTTATTGATGTGGTTGCTACATCTGAAAATCTTTGAACTACGTTATTATCGCTTCCATCTGATTCAATTGCAGGGTCTTTAATTACTATATCAGAGCCTATTTCTATGTTATTAAAGGTTATACTTGATAAACTTATTATATCAACTTGTCCTGCTCCTGTTCCTGCGTTGTCAGTACTTAAAATTGATGCAATGTTATTTATTACAACATTACCACTACTTGAGTTGGTTATGTTATTTACATTACACCCTGTTAAAGTATAAGTTCCTGCGGTGTCAAAATCCAAATCTCCTGTAATAGTTAAGCCACTAAAATCTATAACTGAATCGCCTAAAATCTTAACATCGCCTTGAACATTTATAGTATCTATATTTGCTCCGTTGCATATTACGGATGAGCCACTTGCTAAATTGAAATTACCTCCTGCCTTTACAGATGAGCCTAAAGTGAAATCTCCCATTCCAACAAAGTTGCCAGATAAATCACAAGTTGATGTATTGCTTATATCAAAATCCCAATTAGCTGATGTTCCCCAACTATATGAGCCTGTTAATATTACAGAATCGCCATCTATGGTATTAAGATAAACACGCATTGCATCGTTTGTTAACCTAAAATTTTCTTGGTTAAAAGCATTATCTAATGGACTATTTATAGATAAACCATTATCATTAAAGTTTGTAGGATTTACACCATCGCCAATACTGAAAGGTATAGGCAAAAATATTGATGTACCACTTTTTGTACTCCACAATCCAATCTTGTCAGTATAATCATTTCCTAATACTAGCGAGACAACTTCATCAAAGTTAGAATTACCTGTAAATGTCGGCAGGTTTGGCTCTCCTTTTCCTGTATCAAATAAAAATACACGTTGGAAGAAACAAAGATTTGATGCGCCACCTGCTAGGTTAAACTTAAATGTTCCAAAACCCCAACCTGTTGCATTTGAGTTATCGTAACTTCCGCCACTTGAATCATTGCTTGTACTTGATAAATCTATACAAATTGTTACAGGACCAGCTTGTGATGATGCAAACGGACTATCATTACCGCCGATTATAAACTCTCTATAATTACCACCACCACTTCCAGATGTAACTCTTGCAACAACACCTCTTTGCGCCTTTGAGCCTACTTGAATCCTGTTAGGTGCATTAAACTGAACACTAGTAAGCATGACTTTAGTATTGACACTTGCATCTTTTGAACTTGTACTATTCTGAGAATCTAAACCAAAGTAGATACCCTCATTACCTCCACCATTTTGCACTTGTGTTCCAGAAAAAATTATAGGACAATTACCCCCTGTTTTTAATCCGTTTTGAAACGCATTATCAAAACTACCTCTATTGATAGAGGAATTGCTTCTCATTAAATATTGTGCCGATGGTAAGTTAAATGCCATGTTAATCTAATTCTGTTATAAGTTCAAACCATCCCCAATTTTCCATTTGAGCGTACGTCTTTAAATTACTTTTTAAACTTTGCGGAATAAAATCAATCGGGATTGCTCTTTGTCCTTTGTTGTCAATAATATCTTGCTCTAGTTGTGTTGCTTCCTCTTCGCTTATTGCACTTCTAACTTGGTCGACTAAAGCCTTTTCGTCTGCTTCGCTATGTACGTAAATATCTTCGTCTGGAAAGGCTAAAGCAACCTTTCCTGTGTTGGGATGAATAATATATCCGTTATAGTATTGAGTAACTTGGTCTAAATTTGGCACGCTCAAAGCGTATAAGAATTTACTTATTGCTTTTGCATAGTCCACGCTTGGAATAGTAAGTATTAAATATTTCATTAGTAGATGTTATAAAAGTTATTAATATTTGTTTGTATATCGGTAACTTTAGATGATTCATCTGAATCAAAAACAATAAATTCTTGAAAGTATCCTCTAAAAAAGACAGAGCCATTGTCGTTTCCTCCTATTCTGTTTAAAATCTCAGTTCCTTGATTATAATTTCCAGTATCAAAATATTCAGTATTGTTTAAAAAAAACTGCCCCACACTTGTATCATTAAAAGATATCAAATATTGTGTATTATTTTGTGATGAAATAGATGTATTAAATTGTTTTTCTTGCCAATTAAAAATAGTTGAATTAAAAATAATTCTTTGATTAGTTGTTCCCATGAAATCAGCGCTTGTATTTCTTGAAATAACACTATAAAAAGACCTTATATTTTGGGTTGTAACAAATATATCATCTACACCATCAAACTCTAAAGTTGCCTTATTATTTATCAAAACTAAAACACCATTATTAACAATTCTAGGTTGTTGTGTCGATGTTGATTGTGTTAAGTTATTAGTATTTTTTTGGTCGTACCACGTACTGACAAATCCACTTCCTGCTCCCACAAAAGCTAACAAAGTGCCATCTGTTAATTCTGTCGCAGTAAAATCTTGTTCGGTATTATCTGAATCACGTCTTACTCTTGCAACTGCGTTTCCTGTTCCGAAAATATCCCTTAATGAAAAAACCACACTTGCGTTGTCAAATGGATTTACAGGAGGAACAACACCATCGCCAACTAAATCGGTTTCTGGATGCCCATAACTCATTTCGTGTATAACACCCCAACCATTTGTATTGTTAGACGCACCACTTCCCCAACTTATTGAATTAGTGTTTGCGCCTTGTCCCCAATCTATTGTATTATCTGCCATTTTAATTTTTTATAGTTCCCATCCACCCCAACTTGAATCAAAACTTGGGTAAATGTCATCATTTTTATTTTGGTTATAATCTGGGTAAGTCGTTTGATTGTATATCATAAAGTCAATGAATCGCCTTGTATAATTTTGCGCAATATCCCTGTGCTTTTCAACAAGGCTATTCACTTCCTCAACCGAAACGCTATCACTTGTTTCGCTTATATGTTTATAAACTCCTTTATTTGTAACTTGATAAGGTGCAAAGGACATATATTCTACCAACGCCCAATGTATAGTTAAAGGCTTTACGTAAGTCTCTAATAATTTCTGATAATCTGCATTTAATGAATCGTTTATAATATCATCCTGCAACCTCTCATAAAGTCGTGTTCCTAAATATTCAATTACGTGCATTTCTTGAGCGATAGATATAAACTGAATAAACTTATCGCTATCAATATTCCCGCTTAATACGGAATATCTTTTTAAATCGTCTGTGCTTACAAATAACGCTTTCATATTATCTTACATCGCTAGGTAAATTCTTATTGTTCGGACTAAATCCTTTTAAGGGCATATTGTTAGGAGCAACTGAAACTTCCCAATCATTTTGCACTTTATAACCTCTTTTCTTTGCGGTTGATGTTCCAATTGTCGGTGCGTTTGGACTTCTTGTGTCTACGCTTCCAACTTTTGCAAAGGTTTTTCTTCTCCATTTATGTTTGCATCTTGCACCGCCTTTATACTTCCAGATTGAATATTTATCCGCGCCAAATTCGCCAAACCCCTCATTAACAACTTGGTCTGACATTCTAATTATATCCTCTTTACGATATAACTTATTAGCGGAAACCATTTTTTTGCAAAACTCTCTACTATTTGCGCTTACTCGCTTAGGGTAATATTCGTATCTAACCTTGTAGTTTACACCTTTAATCTCTTTGTCTTGTGCGCTCTTGGAGTTTGGTCTTGCAGTTCCTGTCTTAATGGTTTTTGCGAGTTTTTGAAAGTAGTTCAACTTCGGCTTGTTCCATTCTTCGATTTGCATATCTAAAGCATCCTCAATACCATAGTCAACATCTCTTTCATCTATCAACTCCCATTCCTCTGCATTGATATCCTCTCCGCAACTTATTAACTTATCAGCGATAGTTGTATCTAAATTGGATTGACTTTCTAACTCTACACCTGTTTGTTTTTCTTTTTCATCTCCGCTGACATTTAAATCGTCAACCTCCATAAATTGTAAAGGCTGAATTGTTTTAAAGTAAAGGTCTAAGGTAATTCCGTTAATTGCAAATATTTCTGAAATGATATCGCAAAACTCTTGCTGATAGCTTTTAACATTGGTGTTTTCTAAAACCAAAGATGCGTTTTTAATTTCATCGGCATTGTTCCCTAGTCCGTTGTTTCCATCTCGAATACCCAAGAGAATAGGCGAAGTAATACGATGACCGATAATCAATTTATTTCGACATTCATCACTTAAATATTGATAATGCGATGGAGCATCATTTAAAGGTATATCATCAACAATAGTTTTTTTGTCTTGGTCTTGATTAAACGAAACGATGACTTTTTTGCCTTTTGTTCCTGTTAATTGACTTTTGACTTTCGCTTCTATGATTTCCCTTTTTTCTTTTTCTGGCACTCCATTGTTGAAATTAACTACCTTAGTGCCACTAAAACCATTTATAGTATCATTTATAAGGTAATCGGATATTTCTTCCTCTAGGACTGCGTAAGGTAATGCCCCTTGATAATCTAAAGGCGAATAGTAATCGTAACCACTTACATAAGTAGACCAGATATAAATTTCATTCCCTTTTTTATTTCCAAAACCAAAAGCAGGTATTCTTTTAGGCTTGTCGCTTCGCTTGATGTCTTTCCAATCTGGATGATAATACCACGCTTCAATTTCTCCGTTTTCATTGCATTTTTCCGCACGTAAAGTTTGCATTGGGAAATGTGTAACCTTTGAAACCTTACTTTTGTTGTAGGTAACTTGTAACGCTGCCATCCCTAAAGTTTTTCTGTCGAAGATTATTTGCTTTTGGTCTTTTGGTCTTAGTCTGCTGACAACCTCTGCCCATTGCCCTTGTTTTTCTCCGTTATCGGTAGCGGATAAACCTTGCCCATAAATTAAACGTGTTATTCCGTTTATTATACTTTGGTTGGTTGTGCTTCCAATATACCTTTGAATGACATAGTTAAAATAGTCGTTATCCTCTCCGTAAGCAACCCATTCTTTGCGCTTATCCTCAATTACTTCTGGTCGAGTATATTCGCTTAAATTGATTATAAAAGGCTCTGTATTGTTTTTATCGGTCATAATTAATTATCAAATATGATGTATTTATTTTCCGTTACATTGGATTTAAATATTCCATCGTTTAAACTATACGTTGTTTGGTTGGTGCAGAAGATTTGGTCACGAAAAACCATCAAATCGCCATCCCTAATTTCAACAATGTAATTGTTATTTTCTACTAAACCAAATCCGTTGGAATCTTCAACTTGTAAATAATACCCTTGAGGTATTAAAATTAAGTTTTGGTTGTAAATTTCGGTGTTCGTGTCTTGGTTGATTACTCTTACATTTACATTGACTTCATCGTTTCTTGAGATAATCAAAAACCCTGTGTCAGATGTGCTTAATATAATCATAATAAATCGTTCTATTAATTATACTTTATAATTTTTGTTTTGTTTCATATCGCATGAAATTTTAACATAAAAAAACCCCTACTTGTGTAGAGGTTTGAATATTTCTGGCGTTTCGGTTTCTTGTTCTTCAAGCCATTGTATTATTTCGTATTGCCATTGCTCCATGTTTTTATATTTTTACTATTTATACTTTTTAAATGCTCAGGCATTACGGGAATAATTTTATTCTCTAATTGTATCCAAACAATTCCTAAATCCAAATAGTTAATATTTTCAACTACACAACTTCTATTTAAAATTGTGTAGTTTTTTACTTCTCCGACTTCCATATTAATAACCTCTTTTTAATAGTTGGCTAACTCTAATCGCAAATGACTTTTCGTTTTTGTAAAATTTATAATCTATTTCTTCGCCACTATAAAAAGTTATCATGTGTTTGTTATCTCTTGAAATTGCTGACCATTGAGCAACTTCATTACTTAAAGATATTATTCCTTTTTCATTTCTTGTTTTAAGTATTTCTTGCGTTGTCATAATAAATATTTTTTTCAAATATAACATATACTTACATATAAACAAACATATATTTAAATTTTAACATATATTAATAAAAAACCCTACCAAATAAATGATAGGGTTTTCAAACCTAATTAAAAAAAACATTACTAAACCCCTACCACG